GCAGTTACTTCTTTACGATAGCTATCACGAATCTTTGGAGCACTTTCGTGCTCAAGAATCGGAGCCCATTTTTTTACTAAATCTTGACGATTAATCATTTTGGATTTCCTTATTTGTTTAATTTGTTGAGCTGAGCAGCATAAGCAGACATAGTTGGATCTAATTTCTTAGAAACTCCTTCAGTCAATACTTCTACTGGAGCATCAGTAACTACAGATTTAATTTCTGTAGAACCTTTAGTTGTGAAATAATTTTCACGAATAGTCTTTACTTTGGTTTCAAAACTAGCTTGGTCTTCGTAAGAGAGTTCTTCAACAAGAGACATAAACTTTTCAGTTTCTGTATCTGTCAAACCTTCACTTACAGTCTTAACGACTTCAGCACGATTGCTTTCAGCAAGAGTCTTGCTTAGTTCAATGTTAGCTGCAACTTGTTCGTTTAACTTTGCTTCCAATTCATCGATCTTAGATTCCATTTCGCCAAGCACATCGAATTTCTCTTCAGGAATATCAATATAGTGCTCTTCAAATAAATTCTTCAGACCGCCAATGAAACCTTCAAGAATATCTGATTTCATACCACGCTCTAGGGCAATTTCATTTTGTGTCATCCACTGCTCGGCAATATAGCCAAGGTATCCATCAACTTGCTCAACAATTCCCTCTGTATTCTTCGCAACAGCTTCCGCTAGTTTGCTTTCGAATTCTTCTTCAATACGAGCAACTTCGTTCTTAACACGATTAAGAACTGCTGCTTCAAAAATAGTTTCTGCTTTCTGACGGAATTCCTCAGAAAGTTCTTCGCCAGCCATCAACGCATCAACATCTTCTTTAACGGTAGTGCCTGTACGAATGACTGCTTGATCGCCAGCTTCAGCTTTAGCTGTAACTGGATTTGATTTCTTAGATGTACCACCCTCAGCTTCTTTCTCGTCATCAACATTGTTGCGAGAATTATCTGGGTTAGGTGTTTCACCACCATTTGGTACATTGTTAGACGCTACACGGATTGGAGATTGATCTCCAGCTTGTGCACCATCTTTACCTGAATTTGTACCACCTTCTGTGCCTTGTACTTTGAATTCGTCTAATTGCTTAGACTCAGCCAAAATTTCAGCGATTTTTTGTTCGATTGACATCGTTTTCTCCTGTAACTGGATAGTTCTATTAAATTATTTATAATTTATCTGATTTTACTCAGAAACTTTTGGAAAGCATGTATCTTTGCTTCCTCTATATTTCGTGAAGAAGCCTTGCGAATAGAACGCTGTGCTTCCTCAATATGTTGTTCCACAAACTTTCCATCAACAAAGACCCACTCTTTTGACTCCATAATACCTCTTACGAACGCATCTGGAGCAGACGGATCGGCAACGATGTCAGCTGCAGTGGACAGCATAAAATCGTCTTGAACAATTTGAACACCTTCGTTATTTGTTTGAAGGGATCCAAGTGCTCTGCTAGATACTCCAAGGTTTGCACCACCATCTAAAAGACCTCGTGCAATTTGACCCATTGGGGTTTCTAGAATCTTTGCTTTGCCGATGTAGTTAGTACCTTCTTTGCGCAAACTAACAATCATGTGCGACACACGATCCAAATTAATGGAAGGAGTATCTGGATGACCAAGTTCGCCATAAGCACGATTCTTTTCGACAGATTCTTTAATGTAACGACCTACTTCATTATCCATAATTGATTCTGGATACATACGACCATTACGGTTCTTCAGTTCAGATTGAAGAAAAATTCCTTCAATAAAATATTCTTTACCTTTGCCGAGTTTGGACTCAACAATAAGGTTTGTGGTATCTAAAACTTCTCTAATTAGTCTCATGATTAGCTTCCTACTACAGCTGGGTTATCGTAAGCACCAAAAGTAGCATGCTCAACTTTAGTAGACCAGCCAGCAACTTTACGAAGAACTAAAAGACCAGTAACATCTTTTGCAGCACCATTAGTAATAACGATGTCGAAAGTGTTATCAAGAGTTAATGGAATACCCCAAGCATTTAATTCTGCATAAGGAGCATTCTCAGGTGCACAAGCGATAACAATTTTACTGTTGCGATTGATAGTAACCTTTGATGCTAGTTCACCTGAGATCGACCACTTGATAATATTGACCGCAGGTGCGTCGCTGTTTCTTGCTTGAGTAGATGCAGTTAAGTTGGCAATAGTAACAGTGCCAGACTCTGCAGCGGAAGATGCGAAGTGAATCACAGTTTCCTGGTTTGTATTCTTAAGGGTTGTGATAGTCATTGCCATCTTATTGTTCCTCTAATTTTGTAAGCACATGAAAGAAGTTCTCTTTTGACTCTCTCATATACTCAATAATTTCTGTTTGCTTATGTAATAAGTTATTTAGGCGCACTTGGGTACGCTCGTCAATAGTTACAATTGCCTCATCATTAAGAACATAATGCAATTTACCTTCAACCAATCTGTCCAGTTTATTAAGAGAACGAATGCCTTGAACAACTGGGTCTACACTAAACATGTGAGAAGAAGCAAGTTTTATATAATTTTCGATTAATGTATCGGTAACTTTGATATCGTGATATTCTTTAATAATATTTGCGACAGTATGTTCTGATAGTTCTTCGTATAAGTCTTTTGATACTTGTTCTTCTAATTGATGCGAAATATAGTCTTGCTTAATGTATTGTCTTGCTTCTTCTAAACTCGTAAATTCTGTTTCAATACCATTTATCAAAACCTTACCTTCTTCAGTTCTTTCGATTAACTGAAGATAGGATCTAATGCTTTCAACAACATCAGATCGCTTTAGAGATTTTGTGAATTCGTAGTAACGCATTACTCTTCCGTAGTAGGTTCAGTTTCTGCTGTTTGTGCAAACATACTTTGTGCAACTGATTGACGCATACCATCTAATCTAGTAGATAATTTTTCTGCCATAGCTGCAGTAAATGCATTTTCTGTTTCAAGTGCATCGCCAGCTTGAATTGCTTGGACTAAATTTTGTACTGTTTCACTCATAATATTCTCCTATTAATTTGGCCAAGTACCAGTTTTTAGATTAGTAACTTTACCGTTGCTCTGTTGTGTATCTTCTTGTTCTGCTTCAGCATCAGCTTCAGATTCTTGTGGATCTTGAGCACCTTGATCTTGCTGAGGTTGTACAGCTTGTTGTTGCTGTGCTTGTGCATCCATCGCTGGTTGCTGCATAGCCTGTTGAAGTTCTCCTTGAACAGTTGCTTGCTGAATCATAATGTCTTGTTCTTTATTCATTTCTTTCTGGATGTCTTTAATTTCTTTATCATCCAAACGAAGAATGTTTTTCTTAACCCAGTCTTGTGAATAATACTTACCAACAAATGGATCTACAATTTGTAGCAATCCCATTCTGGCTTGCATAATCTCACTGTCACGAAGTTCAGCGTAGTTATTATCTTCAATGTAATCGTATTTAATATCAACACGAAGATCATCCCATTCATCTGGACGGATAATACCCTTACAAATTAACTGAACACGAAGTGCTTGGTTAAATAGTGCATTAAATTTCTTACGCAGTCTAACTATAAATTTGTTAAACTTAACTTCATCACGAGTAATTTCTTGTGAACGACCAATACTGAAACCAGAAGACTGTTGTAATCGGCTAATTGGTACATTCAATGAGTGAAACAGTTTACCTTGGAAGTACTCAATATCTTGAATCTCACCTAAGTTTTGTCCACCTGGAAGTGTAGTAATCTCAGTACCTTTACCACCTTCACGACGAGGCATCCAAAAATCTTCCATCATAGAAAGATGTTTACGATCGTCACGAGTTTCGCCAGTTGTTGCATCATAAACAATTTTGTTACGGAACTTATTCATAATGTCCGTTACATACTGCTCTGCTTTCAACTTAGGTAAATTACCTACATCAACATAAAAAATTCTTCGTTCAGGCGCACGGCTGATACGATAGATGACAAGGGAGTCCTCGATCATCTTTAATTGATTCACTGGTTTAATTGCCTTATGAAGATAAGACATTGCCATACCAGTATTTGGATCTACATATCCTGATGGTACATAAACCACTGAATCAAGAGCCAGTTTAACACCATGTGTTGTTTGCTCTGTAATTCCTTTATCATTGTAAAGATAATATTCTTCTACTTCTTTTACAACTTCAACACCTTGTGGTGTTCTTTCTTTTTTGATATTCTTAATACGACGAATCTTACGAGGATCGATGTATCTTAATTCTTGAATACCGTCTTTAACTCTTGTTTCATCGATAAGAATTTGATAATATAATCTTCCGTCAATATACCAAGCACGAAATGTTTCATGTGCTCTTTCATCAAACTTTAATATGCGGAGTACATTATAAAATTCTTCACGAATTTTAGTTTTAATATTTTCTGAAACTTTAACTTCATCAAGAACAATCTCAACAGATTTGTGGCTTTCATCAGCTACAATCGCTTCGTTAACAATGTCTTCGATCGCTCCATCACAATCACTATACTGTGCCACCTCACGGTAGCGACGGATCAAATCATTTTCGTTCTTGATAACACCCTCAAGATCCATGACCATACCGTAGTATCCACCAGCATTTACACCAGTGTTTACTACGGTTGCTCCTGAATCATTTGGACTTGGAGGAACTACACTCGGTAATTGCTCTCCATCCTTACGCTTTATCTCAAATCCAAAAATCTGCATTATGTAATAACCTTCAGTTAATTATTAAAGTGGGAAACTACCAACTGGAGTATCAACAGAAACATTGACACCAAAGCCAGCAGCTGCACCAGTAGCTGATGTAAAGAAGTTGTATTGGAACTCTACATCAAACTGTTCAATTGCATTTTGTTGCTCGTAATCTAAACCGATTGCGGAAATTGTTGTTGGGAATGCATCAACAAATTTATAACTCTTGATAATTGCACCATTGCGGTCTAACTGGTGAACATTCAAGTCAACTTGGTAGTCAGTAGGATTAGTACGACCATTAGTTGTATTGTAATTCTGGATACCAGATTGCCATTGCTCTAGTGCGTTACGGATACCAAAAGTTGTATCGTTATAAACTGTTACAGTCCATGGTTGGAATGTTCGTTCACCAGCAAAGTTAACTGGGCGACCACGATACAAGACTGGTAGAGTCTCGATAGTGGATGCAGGTAATTGAGCAGCTTTACATAAAAACTGCGCTCTTTGTCCTGCAACTACACCCAATGTAACATATGACGGGAATGTTAATTCAACACGGAATTGATTTGGGCGAGCACCGCCACCGATCATCTGCGCTTTGAAATCAGCAATATTTGCCATTTAATTCTCCTTATGTTCTTATCTATTTATCTTGAATTACGCACCGATTTCTGAGAAGTTAATCGCAGAACGAGCAGCAACGAAATTGAGAGTGATAAAGTTGATAGAACGATTTGGCTTAACGAAGATATCAGCAACGAATTCGTTACGATCGATAACTTCACCTGTGTTGTTAGATTCATCGCACTTAACAACGAAATCAGTAATACCACGACGACCTTGGACATCACGGAGGAATGGCTCGACTAAGTTCTTAAACTGTGCACGAGTAAATCCATCGTTGAATTCAAACAACTGGAATTTTGCAGCAGTGGCAATCGCTTTTTCCATAACAATGAATAGGCGACGAACATTAATACGATCAAACGCACTTGGTTTAGCCAAGAGAGTCTTATCACCAAACATGACAGTACCTTCTCCTGGGAATGTAACCACAGGATTAATACCAGACTTGTAAAGCATATCTCTTTGTGTTTTGCTTGGATTGAATGCCAACTTAACAACATTCTTAATTTGACCACGATTTAGACCACCTGGAGAGAACCAAGGATCGTTAGTGTAGTCAGTACGAGCACATAGACCAGCAATGTCACCATTCAATGGTACATAACGGTATTGGTCATTGTAACGATCATATTGATACTTGTAACCAGAATCAAGAACCGCATAAGAAGTAGATGGCAATGCACCACGGTATGCAATTATTGCATTTTGTTCAGTAGAAGTAGAACCAATGATTGGTTCGGCAGTAGAAGTGCTCTGTGGAGATACAAACGCTACGCAATCTAAACGAGTTTCGCAGATGTTATTGATAATGTATGTTGCTGTTGCAGCAGTTGCTTTACCAGCCATAATTAGACTAATATCAAACTGTTCAGCATTAGCAAACAATGCATATGCAGATTGTAGTTCACCATCAGTTGCTACAAAATCATCAGTACCACCATCTAGAGAAATTGACAGAACAGCAGTTAGTGTTTTAAATGTTGCGCCAGCTGCAGCAGAACCCCAAGCAGTAGTACCAGTAACACCAGTAGGATGATCCATCCAGTAGATGTACTCTGAACGAGAATTTAATACGCTTTTATAGTAGTTATTAGTACCATCAGATTTCTTAGCATCGGATGCTTTAGAAACAAAAGCAAATTTTTCTAAGATAGTACCTTGCGTGCCAGACCATGCGCCATCTTCATCAACAACGACAATGTGCATTTCGTCTTGAGTACCACCAACGCTAGTAGCGTATGTAGAAGTTGCTGGAGCAGCATCAAATTCATCTTTGTATGTCCAAGCACTAAATCCAGCAGAGTCACATACAGCAACTTTTAAAGAGTTACCAAGTGTTCCTGGATATTTTGCAGCAAAAGATCCAACAATACCAGCACCATTTACATAAGTGGTATTGTATGTTTCACCATTGATAATTTTTAAAC